ATATCCACAGACACCGGGAGTTCTCTCCTGATCATTCAGCTCCTAACATTTCAGCAATATCGTTTAACGTTTTATCATGTGTTGATAACTGTGCATTTTTTATCTTATAAAGCTTTTTCACCGCCTTTGTTCTCTCCGATAAATCATGTTTTGAAGTAAACATCTTGTCTGATGCTCCATTTCCAAACAGTTTATCAAAAAATTTGCTAATCACTTCTGATTCATACGCAACACCCTCCGGCCCGATCGTACCAGTAGTTGCATTCTTTTTTTCATACTCTTCGAGTTCTTTCCACATTTCTTTACTTGTATCATTAAATTTCTTCAACATCTCCGCATCCATAATATTAAATGCAAATCTCTCTTCATTCCAAATAAACATATATCTTACTCCTTAATTCCAATTTCAAGCTTCGCTTTCGTTTACTCCGTTGCTGAATCCGGTGTAAATGTCTTTGTCTTTGTATCAAATTTACCCATAACAGGATCTCCTTTGTCGTGAAGTGTTCCCTCAACCTGTAATTCTCCGTCATTATCAGAGAAACTTGAAATTTCAGCAGCTACGGTAAACATACGTGCTTTGAATACTGTCCCAGTGGTATCTCCCTCTACTTTTTCATCCAGATCAACGCGAACAAATTCACGTTCTGCATCCGCTCCTGTTTTTCTCTCTTTACCAATGCTGACCAGATCTTTAATGACCTTTTCGCTTGGAATCTGATCGGCTGTAAATCCGTGCTCACCTTCATAGCTTGTAATGCTTGATGTGGATGATTTATCATTGATATATTTTTTACTCGTTGTCTGTGCTCCTGGATCTTCATTTAACTCTGTAAAACCAGTTCCCATAAGTTCGAAGTTCTCTCCTACTTTTAAGTAAGAAGCTTCCTGATAACGCTGTTTTACTGTTTTGCTTGCTGTTTCTGCCATTTTATATTCCTCCTAATTTCTGATAATAAATTAACTGGCACTGAATCTGGTACTGTGCTTTTGATGCATCTGCATTAAACACATATCCATTTGTCAGTGCCTGTATTTTAATTGCTCTTTTTCCTTTATCCATTTCCGGAAGATCATTATTGATCGTACATCGTTCCAACCAGTCTGAGAAATCTTCGTAAAACTCCGCCACATCGATATTCTCTGCAACGTCTGCCCCGAAGTACTCTCTACTTGCCAGGATAAAATTAAAACGGCGTTCTGTGTCACCGTTAATATACCGTTTTTTAATTGGCTGAGACGTTACAGATGCTTCAATCGCATAACTTTTTGTATCTTCCGGAAGATGTTCCACGCCAACCAGATCATCAAAAGTAGATAAACCTGGATAGTCCTGGATAAATGCTCTCACACTTGCGATTACACTCATTCTGCTTTCCCTCCAATAAATTTCGCAACAGATTCTGTAATCTGATCGCCATTATCCGCCCAACACCTCTTGTCCCATTCTTTGCCACGGAGTCCACTACCTTTGTTCTCCCAGTATTGTCTCTGTGCATATGGTTGCACATAAACAATAGAATCTTGATTTTCTATAGCTGTATCAATCAAAACTCCATTTAATCTTGGAACGTAAGGCTCCATATTTTTTTTTAGTTCTCCAACAAAAAATCTTTGTGCCGGCCCATTTTTCTCCAATCCTTTCAACTTAAGAATCTGTTCTGGAGTAAAATCCACGTTTACTCGTGTTGCCATCCCTATGCACCTCCGATTCTCCAATGTGGTAAACTTCCTCTCCTGTTATCCGAAAACGATAATACCTTTCCCGTGTACTGCTGCTTTAAAAATTCTGATTCTTTCTCAAAATCTTCTAACAATCCTTTTCCAAACAGATCTCCGTTGTTGATTGTCCAGTACCTTTCTGCCTCTTCTACAGATAATTCCCGATACTTATCTGCATCGATATATTCTTTTCCTTCTGTGTCCGCAGATGAAGGAATGCGGATTTGATACAGATCAGCCGAGTTAAGCCCTTGATCTGTAACATTTGTCTGTTGCTTTGTGTAAAAATTAACACCTTTGATCTGAGTCTTTAAATAAATCTTTCGTGCTGTCTTTTTATCAATTCCATGACTGTTATAGATCGTGAAGTCTGCATTTGTCATCATAAGGCCCACACCCCCTGTACAAGAGTCCTGTATGTGCAAGATAAGGATATGCTGCTTTCTTACAACGATGTTCCACAGTACC